ACCTTTAGCGCGGCAATGCCTGCGGTATTCGTCGGCGTTACGTCGCCGTCTGGAAATACGGCGGTATCGACGGTATCGCCAACGCCCGTAAGGTACGCGGCAGGTATTGTACCGGCGAGCCCGTCGGCTTCTTCAAGCCGCGAACCGTACTTCGCCGAAACGGAACCGTTGCGAAGATAAACGTCGCCGACGATCGCGGCGGCTTCGAGAAGTTCGCCCGCCGTCGCTTCGATACCGGCGGTGAAATACAGAATTTTACGGGCCATTTGACTTCCCTTCGTTTAGGCGTTGGGCTTCCAGCCCTTCGCAGCGTCCGGCTTCGGCGCCGGGGCCTTCGGCTTGGCAGCCGCGCCAGCTTCAGCGGCTGCGACAATGGCAGCGGACGCCGCATCGATAACGGGCGTGTCGCTCACCGGGGCGGTGCCCACATTGGCAGCCGGGGGCGCCACGGGGCTTCCATGGGGCGCGGCAGCGACAGGCGCCTTCGGACGCTCGCGTTCGACGATCGGAGGCTTCGCGGCGAAGGCTTCGGCATAGCGCGGCGGCACGGCACCCGCGACGATATCGAACTTTTCAAGGGCGTCGCCGTCCCCGATCATCGAAGCGTTGCGAATGCAGATTTGATGCTTCGCGCTAAATTCCGACATTGCTTCTTCTTCTTCTGGCGTCGCCGCCGTATCCGCAATGAAGAAAAGAACCTTCAATTTTTGCTTTGCCATTGTTCGACTTTCCCCGGTTTACCTTTCGTCGCGCTCGCCGAATACGAATGCGACGAAAGGGGCGGACCGAAGCCCGCCCCAACCGTTCCGCGGTTACTGCGAAAGAACCAAGACGCCCGCCGTATCCTTGTACGAAGTCGCGTACCGATCCCAATTGTTCGCGGTCGCAAGCGCCGCGTCGTTCGGGGACTTGCCGCCGGAAGTCTTGTCCCAGGAATAGCCCTTGATCCCCAGGTTATACGTCCATTCGGCCTGATAGGTGCGCTGAATGTTTTCGTCGCCGTTCGAAGTCTGAATGTTATCGTCGAAGTCGTTGTTCTGTTCGACGATAATCCCGCCCGCGACCAAGCCGAGGGCGCGATAAACGTCGGGGTTCGGCGTCGTGTTGACCAGCGACGAACTGTCGGTAACGACGAACGGGCGGCCGAAACCGTCCTGTCGAACGTTGACAGTGCCAAAGTTAAACAGGACTTCGGTATTCGTCAGCGCATGGCCGAAGATATCGAACATCGACTTCGAATGCATCACCCATGCGCGAAGATCGTTCGCACGATCGCCGAACTTCGAAGCGCCGGTATTCAGGACCGAAAGCGAGTTCGTGCCGGTCGCCGAATAATCGTGGATCACGTCGGTTTCGCCGGTAAGGGCGGCGACGTAAGCCATGATTGCGGTGTTCAGCATATCCGCGATCATGTCGCCGGCAAGCTGCTGGCCAATGACGGCGCCGCCTTCTTCCTGGTTGCGCTGAATCCACGAAAACATTGAAGGCGGAATGTTAACCGGCGGCGTACCGGCGGCAACCTTCACCATCGTATCGATCAGGTGTTCGAGTTCCTTCGCAGCCTGCGAACCGCTGCCGTAGGCGTCGCGACGGCGGACAAGGCCGGAAACCTTCGCCCAAAGGGCAATGTCGGAATAATCGCCCTGGTTGGCAGCCTGCCGAAGCACGATCGCGCCGCCGGAAGCGGCGTTGAAAAGCTGAACCTGCTGCGAAACGACTTCGGAAAGCGCCGAATAGACGTATTCGGAGAAAACCGCGAGATCGGAAAGAGCCATTTGAGAAACCCCTAAACTGCGCGGCATTCCCCGAATACGGGAAAGACGAACCGCGCCTATTGTTGCGCTGCGGCTTCCTTCTTCGCCTTCAGGTGCGCGGCTAGATCGGCCCCGCTTGCCTTTGCAGCGTTGAAATTGCCTTGTTCGCCTTGCGGGGCACCGCCGCCCAAGGGATTGACCAAAGGTCGGGCCGGGGCGCCGCCGCCGGTTGCCTTTGATGCGATGATGATAGCTTTATAATCGGCGTTTGCAACAAATTCTTCGCTAATTTTTTCCACAGTAAGCGACGGGTCCGGTTTGCCGTCCTTTCCGAGAAATACCGTCTTCGGTTCATCGCCCGACATATCGACGGCAATGCGTTCGGCAATCTTCGGCGCGAGCAAGGTCGGCGCGGTGGAAATCTTGCCTGCGATCGAAGCCGCGACGCTTTCCTTCAGCGTCTTATCCGCGAACGACTTCAGCTTGCCTGTTTCTTGAGCGTGCTTTGTCGTCAATTCTTCGACGTTCGGAAAGGCTGCGATCTTGTCGTTCGCCGCGCCGAGGGCCGTCTTGGTTTCCTTGTGGGCATTGCGTTCAGCTTCAAGCGCGCGCTTCAGCGGCCCGGTATCTTCAGGCGCAGGCAAGCCGGTTACGTCAAGGACGAATTCGCCGTCTTTGTCGCCTGCGATATATTCGGACTTCATTTCGTCCGAAAGGGCGTCGTACTGCGCTTTTGTCAGCTTGAAGCGAATTGCCATTTTGCGTTTGTCCTTCCTTAAAGCCCAATCAGGGCGGATTTCCTGCCGTATTCGGCGAGCGATACCGGCGAAGATCGGTCATAAACCGAACCCCGCCGCCCGTCTAGCGCGTCGGCAACGAATTCTTCAGGTTGTCCCCTAACCCATACTTCGAAGCTGTCGGACGTCTTCGGGTCGCCTATGCGAACGGGAACGATCGTCGACCGACAATTGACGTGCGCAGGGGGCACGGGGCCGCGCCCGTATGCGAAACGCTTACCGTCGCGCGATTGGCAAATCTTCGTTGTCCGGTCGTCAAGTACCGAAACCCATTCGTAAAAGCCCGCAACCTTCTCGCCCAACGCTTCGTTTACTTGGTTCGCCAAATGCTGAAGAACGGTATTCGTTGCGGCGGTTGCTTGGGCGTTCAGTTGCCTAAGTGCGCCTTGCGCTCTAGGGGAATTCGGGTTTCCTATAATCGCTTCGATCAAGTCCGATCGCTTCGCGTGTTGCGCGTAATTCTGCAATACCAAGCGTTCAAGTTTCACGTAAAACGAAGGCAGTAACGCCGAGAGGAAGGGCAGCGCGAGCGTACCCGTGGCAGCCATCGGAGCGCCTATGGCAAGTGCCCACAAATGGCCGTCGTCGGGTTCTTGGGCAAGCGTGTCGCCGTTGGGGGCGTTTCTGCGGTACAGCCCGCCGAGAAGCCCTAGATCGATCTTGACGAAGCGTTGAAGCCAATCGATCAACGCGGTTAGGTACGGATCGAAGATCGTCTTCGCGATCGTCCGAAGGTCGACGATAAGCTTCTTCAGCGCGGTTCGCGTCGCGTTGCCTAAGTCTTCCCATTCGAAGCCGGAAAGCCGGTGCGCGAGTTGCGTCCGAAGCTTCGAAAGCACGTCGGCGAATTCCAAACCCTTGGACGCTTTAAGCCCTTCGATATAGATTTGCCGACGTACGACGATATCGAAAAGTTCAGCCATAAACCAATCGCAGTCTTTGTTTGCCGTTGTAAAATTCAGCAATTCCAGCTTCGACAAGCTTTTTAACGGTTCCGTAAGTGAACGGTCCAGTTTCGCCTTGCGCTAGGAAAAAGCGCCCGCCCTTCTTCGACTTCGCAACGGCACAATCGCCGCCATGATCGCGAAGCCATTTCAACGCGGCTTGTTCAGCCTTGCCCATTAGTTGCCCCTGGGGGAGCGTTGTTCGGATCATTACCGCCCGTCGCCGCGTGCAAGGCTGCGGCTTCCGCCGTCGCTTGGGCCATGCGCTTTGCGTCTTCGGCTGCCGCTGTGCTTTCGAATGCAGCATCGTCAAGCGTTGCGATGCCAGCCCGGCGAAGGTTCGAACGGTATTCTTCGGTAACGATCCCGCCCGCCTGCCATTCAGCGAGAAGCGTTTTGCGTTCTTCGGGCGTAAGGTTCACAAGGTCGAATTCGGTATTCAAATCGAATTCGATAGCGTTTTCGTCGGCGCCTGCGAAACGGGCGGCCCATGTAAGCCCGAACTTGAATGCCGCGCCGACGTTCGTTGCAACGGTCGACAAAATCGACGTTTCCGAAACGTTGTCAATATTCGCTTCAGTTGCCGTGCGTTGGACTTGCGAGCCTTCGACAAGCTTCGCCCCAAGCGCGAGCATCTGCGCTTCTTTTTGGTCCATGGCTTCTTTTGCCATAGTGTTGGGCTGAACCTGAAGCAAACCGGCGGACGAATTCGCAGGCAGCGGGATAACCGATCGCGAGCCAAGCGCGACGGTTCCGCCCATTACGTTTTTAACCCATTCTTCGGTGAGCCCGCCGAACCATGCCGTAGGCTGCCCAAGCATATAAACGGCTTCTTCGTAATCCGCCGAATTGCGATAATGCGCGATATTGACGCTGCAAAGATCGTACATCGGCATGGGGCCCGGCGTCGGTTCGTTGTTGACGGCGCCGATAAACGTAAAGGGGATTTCGCGAAGACGCGAGCCTGTCGCATCTGTCGGAAAGTACGTTTCGTCGGGTTTCGTACCGTTGCGGTTACGGTAAATCTCAATTATGTATTCGTCGGTTACGGGATCAAGGCGCAACACGCGCCATTGATCGATTGTTTTCGTTTCGAAACCGTCATCGGAAACTATTGCGTCTTCGCGAAAGACGACAAGCGAAAGAATGATCTTCGCGCCGCGCTTCTTTACGCGCCAGTTGATCCCGTCGGACGGCGCAACGATCTTCAGCACGGGCCGGACTTCGCCGCTTTCAAGCTGCGCAACCGTTGCCGCCGGGGCAACGTCTTCGGTTTGGGCGGCAGGATCGGCGCCAGGGTCGACCGGGGCGAGAACCGACGGATAGTCGACGTACAGCCCGCAACGCCCATGCGACACGCCGAAGCCGCAAGCCTGTTGCGCGAGTTGCGCTAGCGGAACGCCGCTTCCGGTTGCGTCAGTTATGACGTTATCGAGCAATTGCGGAACTTCAATCGTCGGATCGCGAAGGAAGACTTGCCCGACCATGCCGCCTAGGGTTCGCTGCGCAACGTTATAGAATACAGCGCGCGTCAAATACGATTGATAGCGCGTAACGTTGTCCGGCGTATTGCCTTCAGGACGAGGCAAATACTTTTCGCGACGGTGCTTAACTCGCGCTTCGCCCGCTAGACAGTCGGAAATCTGTTCGTACGACGACAACAGGGCTTTAACCTGGGGGTGTACGAATGCGACGTTTGCCATAAGAGCCCCTATGTTGCCCAACTCGATTTAAGCTTTTTCGCAAGCCGGTTTGCGCCCTTCAGGACGCGATAACGCACCATGTCATATGCATGATCCTCGGCTTCCGTGTCAACGTCATCGGGATTATCTTCGTCGCGCGGAAGT